GATCTATGTTCCAATCTTTGGCCGCGTCCCTTAACAAAGCTTCACTTTTATACTCATTAAGATAATCCTTGGATAAAGCATTTAAGGTATAAGAAAAACGATTCTCATCTATTAAGGCTGCTGCAAGCATAGTGTCGTTTATGCGTCCATTAACTTTAAAACCACTAGCCTCTAGCCATCCCACATCATAGGTTGCATTATGAAATAGTTTAGGACAGGGAAGAGCTAATACATCTTTTAACCAAGAAAATACTTTCTTTTTATCTAGGTTTCCACCACCTTGGTGAGCGACGGGATAATAACCTACAAAATCCTCAGATCGAATTGCTACCCCAGTAATAAAACCGTTACCTGTTGGCCAACCTGGTCCTTTTACTTTTAATTCTTCATCGCAAGTTTCTATATCAACCGTTATCATTTTGGATTCTTTTAAATTAGGAAACTTTTGAGGAGGAACCCATTCTGTTTGTGGTTTAAATAAAGTTGTTTGTACAATCATTCTTTTTCTTGGCCCTCATGCGGACAGTTGTTAGCAATATCATTCATATGTTTTTCGTTTTCTAATTCTTCTTTTTCTATTTGTGCGTAATGAATCAATTTATCTAAGTCTTCTATTTGGCTGGTTATAGGAGTAGTTCTGCTAGCAACACGCATAATATATTTGATCATAACTCCAAATATAAAGGAAAGATTATTTTCTCTAATAAACTTAATTGGTTGTCTTTTCCAAATTCTATAATGTTTACCGCCAATTTGTTTCTTTAAGGGATCATTCATGACTCCAACACCTATCCTGCCATGAACAATATCTACACTCGAAATGCTCTCTATATTTAGATATACGCGGCATCGGTAGTTTCCTCTCTGTTTTATTAATAATTTCTATTGCTCTATTTAATATTTTTTTAGCTTCAATTTCACTATATGGCACTGCTTCATGAACAATTCTACTGTTATCTTTATTCATTGCAGTTAAAATACCTGGGTTAGCTGTCAGTTTTAATTGATCCATGTATATTTGCATTTGATAATAGTAGACAGGATGCGAGCGTTTTACACCCTGATTTTCAAATTCGAAAAACTTTTTATCATTCATACTTTTACATTCCCAAAGTCGTGGGTATGGACCACAGTCTTTTGGTCCGTCTTTAATTATTCCATCTACATGCCCTCTTATTTGGCCACTGTAATAGGTAAATCCAAATTGAGCTCCTTTTGCATCTTTAGTTTGAATTTGAAAACCAGCATCCCATAAATAATCATTCAATAAGGTTTCAAATACATTGCCTATTTTAAATGTTCTGAGTATTTTCGGTGGAAATCCTTTTCCTTTGTCTTCAATAATATTTTTCCACATATATTGAATTTGTCTTGCGCAAGGCCTTCCTATTATACTAGCACCAAGATAGGGGCGAGTATTGTTACGTTTAAATTTCTCGTGTCTCTTTAAAATTTCTTCATCAATATGCTTGTTTATTTGTTGTGATATTATATCTGATACGCCCATTGTTTTTCTGACTCCAATATATGTAATGATTTTTTTGCTCGTGTTACAGCAACATAAAACACCCTATGTTCGTCATCTTCGCCTCGCATTATAGAATCATTTTGTATTTGATTTATTTCTGTAAACAAAGCAACGTGATTTGCTTCGCCTCCTTTTATAGAATGTATTGTAGATAAAATAACTCTTGGCTTCTTCATTAATTTTTCTCCTCTTCTTCGGCAAGCCCTAATATATTCAATTTCAATATCGGTGAATTTTATTAATACATCATACCAACTATATTTAATATTAACCTTTAAACCATGTTTTTCAACTAATTCATCATAATTATATGTTTTTTCTGTATCATTTTCATCAAATGTATTCCAGTTTTTATATCCCCGCGTAATTCCGTTGTCCTCTGGTGAACTTTTTGATGATAAAGAGTGCAGATATCCATATAAATTTTTTACTTCTTCAAGGTTTAATTTTTTTCCTTTCTTTAATCCTTCCCAATTATATATTGCATTTATTTTTACTTGCTCAACAGGGGGAGCAAAACCACCCTGCTCTTTAGTAGCGTTACCATACCAAACAGACTCACTCTTTAAATATGACTTAACCGGATCTAATTGATATCCATTTCTAGCAAGTATATACCAACAGGTAGTCTTCTGGTCAGTTTTCTTGTCTTTTTCCAATTCTTCTATTATAGGAAGAGTAGAGAAATACATGTGTCGGTGCACAGATCCTTCTTCTGCCTTAGAACACCAATCCTTGTTACGTCTAGTTTTAATTCTAGGAAGAATTTCTTTTGCAAGTTTTGCTATTGTCCTTGGAACTCTATAAGACTCAGTTAATTTAACAACATTACCAGTTAATTTAATAAAAAAATAGGGGTTTGCTCCGCTCCATTTATAAATTGCTTGATCATCATCACCCGCATACCATGTGTGTTCTGCTGTTTTTTCCATTAATGTTGTCATCTCACATTGTAAATGGTTTAAATCCTGTGCTTCATCTATTAGAAGTGCTTTGAGTACAGGAGTATCTTTTAAATAATTGAACTTAATTATAGAATCAGCATGATCAAAAAAGTTATTTTCTTTTTTATATGTTTCATAAGTAGCACAAACTCGTTTTAAATAAGGATAAGGATAAGGAGGACATGTATCATGATATTGTTTTTCTAGACCAATCATTTTATTTTTAGCTAAATTAATTAAATTTATCATAGAACTACCATGCATGGTCTTTACGGAGTTGTCTCCTGGTTTATATGACAGGTTGTTTTTGATGCAAAATAATTTTTTTTCATCGTCGTCAAAATAACTTGTTGGCCCACCCTTAGATATACTATGCGCTAAACTATGCAATGTTCGGAAATAACGAAATTTTTTAGGATTGATTTTAAATTTTTCAAGGGCTCTTGTTTTTGCTTCTTGGGTTGCTTTCACTGTAAAAGAAAAAAACCCTATATTTTCAATATTAATGTTTTGTTTTAATAATTCCTCTACTCGATCTAGTAGAAACGTTGTTTTCCCTGTACCTGGCGGTCCTTCTACTATTGTTCTATTCTTAGACTCCACACATACCTTCACATTCATCCATAAAACTAAATTTTTGTTGATTAGATTTTTTGTCGAAGTCAATGTCTTTTAAGGGTTTGCAAGATCCATGCACATATATTTCAGCTTCTTTGATAGGCTTACCATCTCTACCCACGCTTCTAGTTGTATTTAATCCATGTCGTATTGCTTCATCAAATTTCACTAATCTATTCCATAATTCTGGTTGATTATCTTTATGGTGTTTCCACTGGGCGTTGCTTTTATAAGGGCAAAAGTAGCAAGATGATTTAACAGGTCTTTCAAGTTTCAATTTGTCATAATATTCTAGGCATTGTTGTCTTGTTATTTTTCTATCTATTAATGGAAAAGTGTGTTTAATCCAATGAACTCTGGCATCTTTCATTCTTTGAATTTCATCATAGGATATACCCATCCAAATTATAGCTTGAATGACATCCTTAGGCATTTTTCGACCTTTTTTATATCCTAACATATTTTTAATTTTTGCTTGGATAGGATGTATTTTATAATCTCTGGTGCATTGTCTAAACAATAAACCTTTTCCACCGTTATACTTAGTATGAAAAGGCGGTGTGGCCGTTCTTCCTACCAAGGATCTGTGATCCTTTAGGTTCACTGCATCTAAAAAATCGGTTTCAATATTGCCAGCGCTTACTGTTATAATTGGAAAACTTATCATCTTTTTTAATTTTTCGATATGGTCATATGTTTCTGGTAGTTCAGCTTGGGTGTCTGAAAAAATAGCAAAGTCTGGTTTAGGTGTTACTTCTCCCCTTTCAGCCATAATCATTAAAGCTGTAGATTGAACACCTGCTCCGAGTGATATTATTTGTAATGGTTTGTTCATTAAAATGGTTCCTTTTCTTTTGTTTTTTTTATTATATCAAATTTTGGGTCTGCATAAGAATTAATTTGTACAACTCTCAAGTTTTTATTCTTATTAATATACAATGGTTTGGTCTCTGCTTTCAAGTCTTTTAACCACGCGGTAATAATATTTCTTCCTTTGCTGAAATTCTTTCTTCTTAAATATTCTTGTAGATGTTTTAATTGAAAAAATGTCTTATCGCCTTCTGTATAAGGCTTTCCTACCTGTATCTCAGCCCTATCTAATGCTTTGGCACGATTTACACAAAAATCTTCTAGATGGTCTCTAAACTCACCAAAGTCACCAGCATCGTCATCGGCGGTCACGTGTTCTACTTCCGAAAGCCAAGTATTAAGTTGAATTTTCCATTGTCTTGGGCTTACGTCTAAAGGGCAATGATCTAAATGCTCTATACATTTACTCTGAAATAAACCCTGTGTTTTAAATTCTTCTGTTGTAAATCTTATACTAACTCCGCTAACATTTAAAAACCATAAAGGAGGATCTGTTAATAATTTTCTTAAACCATTTACCTCGGGCACATAATCAGCCCCAATACCATATTTTCTTGTTTTACATACCACAGAGTTGCAGTGATTCACTATGGGTTGATCTTTACATGTAAATTTATAGTCTTTCTTTTTTAAAGAATTAACTATTTTTATGACATCGGTAGCATTTAAAGGTGGATTATTATATTTTCGATTTGCGTTTTCTAATTCATTTTCCCAGCTTTCAGAATCTTTCTTTTTTAAAGCAACTCCCATGTTATATAAAAAATTATTTCTGTTTCCTTCTGGTATGCCAAGTCTACACAATATTTGAAGACACGGAGGAAAATTTTCTAAACCATTTTTTTCAGGGGTTATTTTTAAATTTTGTAATTCATCTATGTTTAGACTTTTTTCTTTTACTAATTCGATAAATTCTTTTAAAGTAGCAGAATTACCATTATCTAAAAAAGCATACCGAGTAGTATCATCTCCGCCGTAGTAAGGAAGATTCAAAAAATTACCTGTATCTCCTCTATTCGTATTTATTTCAATTTGTTTAGGAAAAATTTCTGATTCAGCATAACCAAGATAAGCAGATATTTCTTTTAATTTAAATTGCATCAATTTTGCTGATACAAATTCTTTGGCAAATAAAAAGACATGTGCTCCTCCACTTTTAGAACGACAAATAATTAGTGGTAATTCCTTATTTTTAAGTTTTGATAATAAAACTTTGTGAGCGAAGCCTGTATAAACATCGATATCTATACATCCCCAACGACACTTATTTTCTTTATTTATTGGAATAATTCCTAAGCCATGTCCTTGGCCTTTTAAATGTGTTTCCCATAAGTCGTCCTTTATTTCTTCTTTCTTAATAAACGATTTTCCGCCTAGTTTTCCATTGAGTTTAATATCGCCTGGGATATACACACCGTGGGCGTGATCCAATCCTTCAAATATTTTTTTAAATTCTTCCATGTATTTTCTAAAAATAAAAAGTAAGCCCTACTCGCATAATTGTCTGTAGGGCTAAGTTTTGTAAAGTATGACAAAACAACCCTAAAAAGGGATTTCTTCATCATTTTTATTTGTAGTTTTATCAGGGGATTTATCTCCGTCAACTACAGGTTGCGCTTTTATTTCACCTTTGGACACAGCAGAATAAAATGCTTTTGCTTGTGCATATAAAGACGGGTCTTGTGTTTTTTGTCCAATTGCAATTTCCCAACCAGTCCAGTTTCCTCTGTCATTAGATTCACCGACAGTTGTTAATTGA